CCTCAACGTGCAGATCGGCGTAGCGCTCCACCAAGGAAGCTGGGCCGGCGCGGAGTACTGGGAGCAGCAGGCCGACAACCGGATAACGCTGGACGGGATGATCCGGCGGTGTGACGCGATCACGGTCGGTATCGATGGCGGTGGTTTGGACGATCTGCTGGGCCTGTCGTTCTGCGGTCGCGACAAGCAGACGAAGCGGAAGCTGCTGGTGAGCATGGCATTCGCTCACCCGAAGGCGCTGAAGCGCCGAAAGAGCCAGGAAGCCCGCTACGAGGACTTCATCGCCGACGGCCACCTTGTGGTGGGTAGCGAGGAAGAAGAAGGCGCGACGGACCTGCGCGACATGGCGGTGATGGTGAGGAAGGTTGCAAAGGCCCGGCTGCTGGCCGGCATCGGCGTGGACCCATCGGGTCTGGGCACGGTGTTGGACGCGCTGGCCGCAGAGAAGATCGACGCGGAGCTGATCATCGGCATCCGCCAGGGCTGGCAGTTGACCGGAACCTGCAAGGTCTTCGAGCGCTGGCTAGCCGACGGCCTGCTGACGCACGACGGCTCGCGGCTGATGGACTGGTGCGTGGGCAATGCCAAGGTCGAGGCGTCGAAGAACGCCCTGTATGTGACCAAGGCGGCCAGCGGGGTCGGGAAGATCGATCCCTTGATGGCTGCCATGAACGCGGTGGAGCTGATGTCCCGCAACCCCGAACCGCAAAACAAGAAACTCGTCCTCATGACCTTGGGTGGAGCCCGATGAACAACGAGAACCGCGCCTACAGCGTGTTGGAGGTCAAGTCATACGACGACGACCAGCAGATCATTACCGGTTGGGCGACCACGCCGGAGCCTGACCGCTATGGCGATATCGTCGAGCCGCTTGGCGCCAAGTTCGCCGCGGAGCTGCCGCTGCTGTGGCAGCACCGTCACGACAGCCCGGTGGGCATCGTGAAGTTCGGCAAGCCGACGGCCAAGGGCATTCCCTTCGAAGCCAGCGTGGCCAAGATCAACACGCCTGGCGCCTTGAAGGATCTCTGTGATCTGGCCTGGCAGTCGGTAAAAGAGAAGCTGGTGCGCGGCGTGTCGATCGGCTTCCGGGCGCTGGAGTACAGCTACATGGAAGGCGGCGGAATCCGGTTCACTGAAACCGAGATCTACGAGCTTTCCCTGGTCACCATTCCGGCCAACGCCGCGGCGACCATCCAGACCATCAAGGCCATGGACAACAGCGGCAGCCGTCGTGCGGCGACCTACGGCGTCCCGCTCATCCAGCGCCAACCGCAGAAGGCCGAACGACCTGCTGGCGGCGCAGTGAAGTTGCTGGACTGAACCATCGGGCTAAGCGGCCCTGCGGGGTGGAACCCGCTTCCTATTGACTGCAGGCACTGCCCGGCGTGGAACCCGGGCCGAACGGCTGCGCCTATCTAAGAGAGAACCGAAATGACCCTTCAGGAACAACTGGAGAAGCTGCGCGCCACCCGTGACGCGCACCAGAAGAAGCTCAACGAAGTCGTCCAGAAGTCGATGGACGAAGGTCGTTCGATGGATACTGGCGAGAAGGAAGAGTTCGACAGCATCGAAGACCAGATCAAGGCTCTGGACGACGACATCGAGCGCTATACCCGACTGCTGGCAGCGCAGGCCAAGGCCGCAGTGCCTGCGGCGCAGGTTGTCCAGGAACAGGGTTCCGCGACCGACCCGAAGCGCGCTGCCGGTAAGGGTCCCGCCCTGATCCACAGTCGCAAGAACGAGGAGCAGGGCATCGGCTTCGCTCGTTTCGCCATGGCCATGTACGCCGGCAAGGGTGACGTGTCCAGCGCCAAGGCCTTCTCGGAGAACGTCTTCCGCGACGACATTCGGCTCAACGAGATCATGAAGGCAGCAGTGGCCGCTGGTAACACCACGGATCCCTCCTGGGCCGGCAGCCTGGTGCAGTACCAGAACCTGTCGTCCGAGTTCGTCGACTTCCTCCGTCCGCGCACCATCATCGGTCAGTTGGGAGTCGGCAATGTGCCGGGCCTTCGCCGGGTCCCGTTTAACGTCCGCATCCCGGGCAAGACGGCCAAGGGTCGCGCGCAGTGGGTGGGTGAGGGCTACCGGAAGCCGGTTACCAAGTCCGGCTATGACGCGGCTGAGCTGAAGTGGGCGAAGATCGCAGGTATCTCGGTCATCACCGAAGAGCTGGCGCGCTTCTCCGATCCCTCGATCCAGATCTTGGTGCGCGATGATCTGTCGGACGCTGTGATCGAGCGGATGGACGAGGATTTCGTGGACCCGGCCAAGGCTGCGGGCACCGGTGCCGGCCTGTCGCCGGCATCGATCACCAATGGCGTGACCCCGATCACCGCCACCGGCGATGTGGACACCGACATTGCCGCGCTGTGGGCCACGGCCGACTCCACGAACCTGCCAGTGCAGAGCGCGGTGTACATCACCGATAGCGCCACCGCGCGTGTGCTGGCCACCCGCAAGAACGCCCTGGGCAACCGCGAGTACCCGAACGTCGCCATGACGGGCGGCGACATCGATGGCGTGCCGCTGGTGGTCTCGAACTACGTGCCGGCGGCCACGTTCATCCTCGCCTTCACGAGCGAGATCTACCTGGCCGACGATGGCGTGGTCACCATCGATATCAGCCGCGAGGCGACGATCATCATGGATGACGACGCCACCGCGACGCCGACCATCGCGCAGATCCAGAGCATGTTCCAGACGAACCAGCTTGCGATCCGCGCCGAGCGCTATGTGAACTGGAAGAAGCGCCGGCCGCAGGCGGTGGCGTACCTGACCGGCGTGGACTGGAGCAATCCGGTTGACCCTGGCGCAGGCGGTTAAGAAGCGGCGGTAATGGCGGGGGCTTCGGCCTCCGTCTCTCTTTCCGGGAGCGAAGAAATGTCGAAGATCCAGATGCTCAGGGGGAATCGCGTGTTCAATGTCGATGCTCGCCTGGCCGCGCTGCTAGAGCGCCGCGGCGGCTACCTGCGCCGTGATATGCAGGCGCAGTCCGCAGCGAAGCCGGCAGCTGCCACGGCAGAGTTGGATAGCCAGGCGTTGGAAGCGAAGCGTGCGAGAGCCCAGGCCAAACGTGATGTAGCCGCTGCAGCAAAGGCTGCACCGAAGCCCGCCAAGAAGGCGGCCAAGAAGGCTGCACCGAAGCAGCCGGAAACCACGGCAGCTGTCAGCAAGGATGTGTCCGAATGACTGGATTCTCGCCCCGCGAGCTGGCCACCGAGGCTGGCGTGCGCAAACACGGCGCAGGCTACCTCAAGTCGCTGGCGCCAGTTGATGCCGGCGCAGGGCGAGGGTGGCAGCCACTGGTGCGCGAACCATTCACCGGCGCGTGGCAGCGCAACCTGGAAGAGCGACACGAGTCGGTGATGACCTATCCGACCCTGTACGCCTGCTTGAATCGAATCAACAGCGACATCGGTAAGCTTCCGTTCCAGCTGAAGGTCGAGGGTGCTGATGGCATCTGGCGGGTGGACAGGGCAAACACCGCTTACTGGCCGGTGCTGCGCAAGCCCAACGGGTTCCAGACCGCGCAGCAGTTCCGCGAAGCCTGGATCCTTTCGAAGCTGTCCCAGGGGAACGCCTATGTGCTGAAGGGCAGGGACGAGCGAAACGTGGTCAATCGGCTATGGGTGCTCGATCCGAACCGGGTGCAACCGATGGTTTCGGATAGTGGCGACGTCTTCTACCAGCTGAACTACGGAACCGGGAACAACCTGCTGCCCGAGAAGTATCCTGGCGACCAGTTGATCATTCCGGCCAGCGAGATCATCCATGACCGGATGAATTGCTTCCACCACCAGCTCATCGGTGTACCGCCACTGTGCGCGGCGAACTGGGCAGCGGTGAAGAACCTCAAGATTCTTAAGGATTCGACCACCTTCTTCTCCAACGGGGCCAGCCCAGGGGGCATCCTTACCGCGCCTGCAGGCATGTCGGAAGAAGACGCGCAGGCCGTCAAGGACTACTGGAACACAGAGTTCAAGGGCGCAAACGCAGGCAATGTCGCGGTTGTCGGTGCTGACATGAAGTTCACACCGTTCGCCTTCAAGGCTGCGGACTCGCAGCTGGTCGAGCAGATGCGCTATTCCGACGAGCAGATTTGCCAGCCCTTCGGAATCCCTCCTTTCAAGATCGGCATCGGCTCTATCCCTGCAGGGATGAAGGTCGACGACATCAACCAGCTGTATTACGGCGACGCCTTGCAGACACATATCGAGGCGATGGAAAACCTATTGGACGAGGGCCTTGGCATCACTCGGCCAATGGGCGTAGAGCTGGATCTCGGTCCGCTGCTGCGAATGGACGTCGGCAAGCAGGCTGACGTGGAAACCAAGCTGGTAGGGGGCGGAATAAAGACCCCAAACGAAGGACGCTTGCCCTTCAACCTGGCGCCACTGGATGGCGGCGACACCGTCTACATGCAGCAGCAGGACTACCCGCTTGACCAGGTTCGCCAGAACAAGATCGCGCCGGCCCCAGCAGCAGAGCCAGCTTTGCCGGCTACTGATGACGAGCAGGGCGACGACGGCGCCGAGTTGAAGAGACTTCAGCAAGAGAATTTCATGTTCAAAGCCCTTCAAGCTGCACGAGCCGAGGTGTTCCGCAATGACTGACCCCATCGACTTCGGCAAGCAGATTGGCGGCCTAATCCGAGAGGCTGTCGCGCCGCTGCAGCGAGAGCTGACCGAGTTGCGGGATCGCGCGCCGGAGAAGGGCGAGCCCGGACAGGACGCGGAACCGGTGGATCTCGACGCTCTTGCCGACCTGGTGGTGGCGAAGCTGCTCGACTCGCCGCGCCTGCTGACGCTCGTTGACTTGGCCGCGGTTGATGCCGTCTCCAAGCACTTCGAAGCCAACCCGGTGCAGCACGGCCGCGACGCAGACCCCGCGGTGATCGAGGCAACGGTGAAGGCTGCTGTCGACGCGCTGCCGGCACCGAAGGACGGCCGCGACGGCGAGCCGGTCACCGAGCAGCAATTGGCCGCGGCGGTCGCCAAGCACCTGGCCGAGAATCCGCCGCAGGCTGGTGCCGACGGCGTGGGCCTGGCTGGCGCCATGATCGACCGCGCTGGCGAGCTGGTGATCACCACCACCAGGGGTGAAGCGGTCAGGCTGGGCCGCGTGGTGGGCGAAGACGGCAAGGATGGCCAGAATGGCATCAGTTTCGAGACGGCTGCCGGCGAGTACGACGCCGCCCGCGGGTTCGTGATCACCTTGGGCGCCGGCGAGCGTCGCGCGGAGCTGGTGCTGCCCTACATGGTGCACCGCGGCTTCCACCGCGACGGATTGGCTATGAAGGCGGGCCAGTCGGTGACGCACGACGGTGCGCTGTGGATCGCCAAGCGGGACAACGCCTCACGGCCGTGCCTCGAGAACGCGGATGACTGGATCCTTGCAGCCCGCAAGGGTCGGGACGGCAAGGATGGCAAGAGCGTGCGTGTGCCGGCCGAGCCGGTGAAATTGGGGGACGGCAATGCTTGAGTTCGTCACCCCAGCAGACGCCCGCGATCAGTTGCGCATCGACAGCGGCGCCGATGACGCTTGGCTCGCGATCTGGATCCCGGCCGTGTCCGCCTCCATCGCCGCCTGGCTGAAGCAGGAGTGGCGCCTGTACATGCTCCAGCGAGACGCTGCAGGCGAGTTGATCCTCAACACGGCGGGGCTTCCAATGCCTGTCATGAGCGACGACGGCGAGCCGCTGCTGCATCCGTCGGTGATCGCCGCCACGCTTCTGGAGCTGGCATCGCAGTACCGGTACCGCGAGGGCGAGGGCGACAACACAGTTCCTGCCGACGCTGGCCACGGTTACGTGCTCTCGCGCGCCGCCACCGCTCAACTGGCGCCGCTGCGCCGCACGACGGTGGCCTGATGAGCATCGGTGCAGGTGAACTGAACCGGCGCATCCGCATCGAGCGCCCAGGTACTGCCCAGGACGCCGCCGGCCAGCCAATTCCTGCTTGGCAGAAGGTAGATGACCTATGGGCAGGCATTGCCGGCGAAACAGGCCTTGGGGCCATCAGGTCCGGGTTGCAAAGCGGCGTGCCGGCATCGATCGCGCGTTACAGCTTCAAGGTGCGGTTTGAGGCCATCCAGCGGCTCGCCATCGATGCAGGCATGCGAATCGTCTATGACGGCTTGGTGTTCGACATCAAGGGCGTAACGCGCGACCTGAAGGACCGCGAAGCGGCATTCATCGTCACAGAGCAGGGTGGGAACGAAGGATGACCATCAAGGCGAACGTTGACTTCAAGGATGCCGTGGCCGGGCTGGACAAGTTGAGCGAGATCCGCGTCAAACTCGCCCGTTCTATGGCTGTTGCGGGCGGCAAGGTGCTCCGTGACGAAGCCAAGGCACGCGCGCCTGTCGGTACGGATGAGGGGGGCAGCAAGAACCCGGGGTTGCGCCAGCGGGCCATCTACGTGGCCTATCGTGATGCTGTTTCCACCGAGGCAAAGCAGGTCTACGCGATCAGCTGGAATGCCAAGAAGGCACCGCACGGGCATCTAATCGAGTTCGGCCACTGGCAGACCCACGCCCGCTACAAGGGCAAGGACGGCAACTGGTACACGGGGGCGAAGCTCGCCGTCCCGAAGTGGGTTCCCGCCCATCCATTCCTGCGCCCTGCAATGGATGCTGCCATGGCCCAGGCCAGGGAGGCGATGCTCCAGCGCGGCCGCGAGCGGTTGCCGGAGCTTCTGGCCGGTGGAGGTGATGCCGATGAGCTATGAGGCCACGCTGTCGGGGCTCATTGGGCCGCTGCTGAATGGCGCGTTCTACCCCGACGTGCCGCCGGACACGCCCGCGTATCCATGCGGTGTCTACCAGCAGGTAGGCGGGCAGGCGCTCTGGTTCAGCGAGGGGGCAATGCCAGGCCACAAGCATGCCCGCGTGCAGATCATCGTATGGGCGGATACGCGGCTGCAGGCCAATCAGCTGATGCGGAGGATCGAGGGGGCCATCTGCAGTGGCCTGCGCGGTTCGGAGCCATTCGGGGCAATGAGCGGCGGCTACGAAGACGCAATCAAGAAGTACAGCGCAAGACAGGATTTCGGGCTTTGGTATCCCGACCCGTGAACTACCCAACGCCCGGCGCTCGCCGGGTTTTCTATTGACCCAGCGAGGTAATCAAGAATGGCACTCAAGCTCCCCAAGGGCACTCAGTTCGGCTTTGCGCCGATCACCGCGGCGAAGATCGCATCCACCGGCTTCTCCAAGGCGTCTCCGGCCCTCGCCAGCGTAGCCGCCGGCGCGGTCGATGCCGGTGCGGTGGTCCTGATCGGCGCGCCCGGCTGGCCGATGCTCAACAATCGCGTTGCGGAGGCGGGTGACGAGGCTGCGGGCGCCTTCCCGCTGCTTGGCATCGATACCACCGACGCAACGCTCTACCCGGGCATCAGCGGCCCCGGCACCATTCAGGTGGCGGGCGACTTCATCGACTTCACCCAGCAGGGCGATGCATCCACGTCCGGCGGCGACCAGCAGTATTGGACCGGGACGCTCCTGGAGGACCCGACCGGCCGGCAGATTCAGATCCCGACCACCAAGAACGCCAAGACTCTCACGCTGCCGCTGTATTTCGACCCGAAGCTGCCGTGGTACAAGGCGGCGAAGGCGGCCGACGCCAAGAGCGTGCCGGTCATCCTGCGCGCCAAGCTGCCGGGCGGCGAGGACAAGCTGTACTGGTACGGGTACATGTCGTTCGACGGCGATCCGTCGATCAACTCCAACACCCCCATGGGCAACACCATGACCTTCACCGCCCTTAGCGATTCCACCCTCGTGGAAGGGGATGAGTGATGTTCAAGGTAAAAGCCCCGGAGAAGATCGACGCCACGCTCACCATCGCCGGCCAGGGCCGCGAGCAGAAGCTGAAGCTCACTTACCGGCACATGCTGAAGGACGAGTACAAGGCGCTCGTTGAAAAGCTGGCGGCGGGCGAAATCACGCCGACGCAGGCCATCCTCGATATGGTCACCTCGTGGGAGGCTGACGTGGAGCTGGACAGTGCCGGCGTCGATTTGGCCCTGCAGCATCAGATCGGCTTGGACACGGCGATCATCCACGGTTACGCCCAGGCCGTGCAGGTAGCACGCAAGGGAAACTGACCGAGGCGGTGGGGGCGATGTACTGGCGCGCCCCCACCGAGGCCGAGCTTGCAGAAGCCGGCCTCAAGGCCAAGCACTTCAAACGGCCGGAGGTGGACCTCTGGCCGGAATGCGCCTTGCCTTTCGAAATCTACTGCAGGGTCGCCACCCAGTGGCGCGTCGGTGCCGGCGGCCCAATCGGACTGGACTACAACGTCGTCTACTACGAGATGGACCGTGAGGGACTGACGGGGGAGCAGCGCGACGAAGTGATGGCCGGTATCCGCATAGTTGAGGCCGCAGCACTGGCCGAGTTCGCTTCGCCCGGGAAATAGGGGTTTGCTACCATCCGGCCATCCAGAAATGAGGGGGATGGTTCATGGCGTTGATCAAATGCACGGAATGCGGTCGGGATTTGAGCGACAAGGCAGCGGCGTGTCCAGGGTGCGGAGCACCGATTCCTTCCTCGTCTGACGAGGTTCGCGCGGGACCAAACGCCGTGAAGGCTGGATTCGCTTCGCGCACGCAGTGGCTGATTCTGTGCTTGATCGTCGCAGCTACCGTTGTGCTGGCGCTGGCCTTCGGGCCCGGCTTGGCTGAGCGCGCTCGTAGCAGGCCAGTTCTTGAAGACGCCTCACCGGGGGCGCAGCAAAGACGACTCCAGCGTGGCGTGCTGTACTGCGAGTCTCGGTATAAGGAAATGAGCGCAGATAGGCAATACGGCCAAGATGAGCTGAAATTCCATTCTGCAACGTGCAGGAAAATGCGCGACGACTATCGTACTAAGTATGGCCGCGAACCCTAGAGGAAAGGGACGGTCAGTCTATGAGGCCCGCCACCTGGCGGGCTTTTTTATTGCCTGAAGGAATGCATATGACGGATACCGCCATTGGTACTGCGCGAATTGACGTGGAGGTGGATACCTCTCAGTTTGATTCCGCCATCGCCGCCGCAAAGCGTTCCGTTGCGGACATGTCATCCGCCGCCCAGCAGCAGTATCAGCAGCTTTCCGGTGCCGAAAAGCGCCGCGTTGACAACCTGATCAAGCAAGCCGATGTCGTCAATCTGAACCGGCAGCAGCAGATCGCTTATGCGGCTGCGCTGCGCACCGAAGGCCCATTGCTGGATGAGATCACAAAGAAGCTGGCCCGCAACACCTTTGAGGTAGAGAAGCAGGGCATCAGTCTCAAGCAGCAGCAGGCCGCCATGCGTGGCGTGCCGGCGCAGATGACGGACATTTTCGTCAGCCTGCAGGGCGGGCAGCAGCCGATGACCGTGCTGCTGCAGCAGGGCGGTCAGTTGAAGGACATGTTCGGCGGCATCGCGCCGGCTGCCCAGGCATTGGGTACGCAGCTACTGGCTCTGATCAATCCGGCGACTATCGCGGCGGGTGCGCTGGCGATGCTCGCCTACGCTGGTACGTCCTACATGCAGCAGGAGGCGGGCTTTCGCAACGCGCTCTTGGCGACAGGGCAGTACGCCGGCGTCTCGGCGGATGAGTTTGAGCGCCTGGTTCGGACCCTTGACGGTCTGGAGGGCGTTTCTCGCGGAGGTGCTTCAGCCGCGCTGACTCAGGTTGCCGCTTCCGGTCGGTTTGCTGGCGAGCAGTTCGACATCGTGGCGAAGTCGGCGGCTGTCATGGAGGCAAGCGCCGTCCAGTCTGTTGACGCCACCATTGCGAAGTTCGAGGAGATCGCCAAGGCTCCGGTTGACGCACTCCTGAAGCTGAATGAGACGGAGCACTTCCTGACGCGAGCGCAGCTCGAACGAATTGCGACTCTTGAGGACGAAGGCCGCAAGACGGAGGCAGTGGCTGAGGCAACCCGAATCTATGGAGAGCATCTGCACGACCTCGCCACCAGTAGCCGTGAGTCAATGTCTGTGCTTTCACGTTGGTGGCAGCAGGTCAAGGACGACACATCCGGAGCCATTGGAGAGATCGGGCGCTACATAGACCTTACCGACCAGCTGATCGCCAAGCGAACAGGCTTGAATCGAGGCGCGGCCGCAGAGGGGGCTTCACTGCTGACGCCTATCGCTGGGCAACTGCGCATGGGCGGGGCATTCCTTCGCGTCGCCAACGACTGGGCCGCTAGGCGCAACGGTTTGGATACTCCGGCCCGCTTGGGCGCATCCTTCCAGGACGTGACGGGCCGGCAGGTTGGTGACGGCGAGATCGTTGATTCCCCTTCGGCCAAAAAGGCGAGGGAGGATCGAAAGAAGGCGGAGGATGAGTGGAACCGCTGGCAGGCCCAGAACCTCAGCAAGAAGGAGAAGCAGCAGGCTGAGGAAAAGCGGATTCAGGCGGCGGGGGACGCGATTGGCAAGAAGCAGAGCGAGATTGATGCTCAGATCGCGGCCTCGCGTCAGCGGTTCGCCGAGTCGGAAAAGAAGTCTGCTGGGAGCAAGACGACAGATCCGGTCGTCGCGCTGGCGCTGCGTATCAAGCAACAGATCGCTCTCAATACCGAGCAGCTGCAGAGCGAAACCAAACTGACGACCAGCCAGCGCCTGCGCATCCAGGTCGAGCAGGAGCTGCTGAACCTCGGTCCCAAGGCCACTGCCGAACAACGTGCGGCGATCAAGCTACAGCTGGAGGAGCTGGAGAGTTCTGGCGCGTTGGTGGCGCAGCATGAGCGCGAGGCAAAGGCGAAGGAGCAGCTCGCCCGGCTGAACGCCCAGATTGCGGTCAGCGAGCAGAACCGGCTCCGAGGCAATGCCCTGGACCTGATGGGGTACGGGCGAGGCGGTGACGCGGTGGACATGCTGCGCCGGCAGCTGGACATCCAGCGCGAGTACGAGGATGGCCTGAAGCGCATCCGTGATAGCGGCGTGGCGGCAGACACCGAGTCCTGGCGTCAGCAGGAAGCAGAACTGCGCGCAAGCCGTGACCGCATGCTTGACGCTGAACGCGACTATCAGAACCAGCGGCTGGCGCTGATGGCCGACTGGCGAGTGGGGGCGAACGCGGCACTGGAGGACTACCTGTTCTCCGCTGCTGACGTTGCGAGCCAATCCCGCGATCTGTTCGCCAACGCTTTCAGCAGCGTAGAGGACGCAATCGTTGAGTTCGTTCGCACCGGAAAACTCAGCTTCTCCGACCTCGCGGACTCGATCATCGCCGACCTCGCCCGCATCGCCGCCAAGCAGATGATCGCTGGCCTGTTTGGGAATGCTCTCTCCGGTTGGCTTGGCGGCGGCGTTACTGGCACGGGCAACGCATTGGTGAGCAGCGGGACCCAGAGCATCAACGCAGGCCTATCCAAGTCCCTCATGAGATTTGGCGGAGGTAGGGCGAGCGGCGGTAGCGTTCGTGGTGACTCGTTCTATGAGGTTGGCGAGGGAGGACGGCCTGAGCTGTTCGAACAGAACGGGCGGAAGTACCTGATCCCTGGTAACTCGGGCGAAGTGTTCCCGGCCGTACCGCCAGTGGGCCGCCAGCCTGTGATGAGCGCAGGCCAGTCCGTTGGCGGTGGCTGGCAAGTGGTCATCAACAACAACGCCCCGGCCAAGGTCACGACCCAAGAGCAGCAGAGCACGGGGCCGAATGGCGAAGTCCTGCGGCAGCTGATCATCGATGTGGCCGCTGACGATATGGCAACCGGGGGCAAGACCGCCCAGGCCTTGAAAGGCCGCTTCGATGTAGGGGAGAGACTGTAATGACCGATTTTCCTGACTACGCGCAGATCCTCTCCGACGGGTTCACTGAATCATTCGATCCGTCCATTGAGCGAACTGACATGGAACGGGGCGTTCCGAAGCAGCGCATCTTGAACAGCCAGGTACTTGTGAAGTTGACGGCGACGCTGCTCTTCCGTTCCCCGCAAGCGGTTTCGGACTTTGAGACATGGTACTTCGGCACAATCGGGCGCATTGGCTGGTTTCAGCTCAAGCACCCGCGGACTGGTGAGCTGATCACCGCTCGATTTGAGAACGGAAGCATCGGAACGCTTTCGCCCCTCGCTCCTGCCTTCTTCATCGCAAGCCGAACCGTTGTCATGGAGTATGTCCGATGAGCACCTTCATTGAGCGCCGACAGCGCGTCACCGATCTTGCCGGCGTGCTGCTGTTCCTGGAGGTATCGGCGCCGTCCTTCACCGACACCCTGCGCATCGTCAACGACACCCGGAACTGGGTAAGCAACGGCGTGGAGTACATCGGCGTGCCGTTCGGCTTCAAGCTGCCGGACGACGTGTCCGGGCAGACGCCCCGGGCGGTGCTGACGCTGGACAACATCGGGCGGGGCATCACCCAGGATCTGGAGCGCCTGCAGCCCTACGACGTCGTGCAGGCCAAGCTGATGATCAGCGACCGGGCAAACCCGAACGTGATCGAGCGGACCTACATCCTGCCGATCACCCAGGTATCGGTGAACACGCGCACAGCCACGGCCAGCTGCGGCTACGACGCACTGATGCGACAGCAGGCCGTGCGGCTGCGCTACAACCCGTTCACCGCGCCGGGGGCGTTCTGATGATCCAGTACGAACGCACCCTGCAGCTGCTTGTCGGCCAGGATGGCACTGGCCGGGGCGCTCCGCCCAAGGTGCGCAGCGTGGAGCTGGCCGATGTGGAGCGCTTCACCCTGCTGCCCTATGACGAGGGGACGTTCGATTGTGCCGACCTCGTTGCGCTGGTACAGCGAGAGCTGTTCGGGCGGCAGATCCAGATGCCCGGGCACCGTCCGCGCGGTGCCGAGGGACAGGCCGCCATCGGCGATTTGTCGAGGCCATACGCGCGACGAACGGAAGCGCCGCTGGACGGTGACCTGGTCCTGATGATCGAACACGGACAGAAACGCCCCGGCCATGCCGGGGTTTTCTTTTACCTCGCCCACGAACCGTGGGTGCTCCACGCCAACGAGAAGACCGGCTGCAGCATCCTGCACCGCGTCCGCGAACTGCCCGACTTCGGGCTCAGGATTGAGGGCTATTACACATGGGTCTGATGGAACTGCCGCGCGCCGAACCCGGGCAGCTGATCGTCACGCCGCATCCGATGCTGCTGGACGGACAGCGGAACACGGTGTGGGAGGCGCGTCCGGGCGAGAGCCTGTACACCCTGCTGACGCGCAACGTGCCCGAGCTGGACGGGCAGCCTTGGGCCGTGTCGGTGGGTGGCCGGCCGGTCGAGCGCCATTTGTGGCATCACGTCTACCCGAAGGCCGGGCAGGTGATCGAGGTGCGCGGTGGTGTCGGACGCTCCGCGCTGGCCGTCGTCGCTATGATCGCGCTGACCTACTTCACTTTCGGCGGCGGCGCGATCGCCGGCTTCACCCTAGGCACGTCGACCGCGCTGGGCACGCTGGCCGTGCAGTCGGCGGTCTACATCGCCGGATCGATGCTGATCAACAAGGTGCTGACGCCAAAGCCGCCCAAGGCCGTTGGCCAGCAGCAGGACTCGGTGTACTCGATCACCGGCGCGCGCAACCAGCTGCGCCCCTACGATCCGCTGCCGCTGTTGTTCGGGCGCGTGCGCCTGACGCCTGACCTCCTGAGCAAGCCGTACACGTGGTACGAGGGCAACGATCAGTATCTGGGCATGCTGCTGTGCGCGGGTATCAACGTCGGTCGCGTGGAGTCGTTCTACAACGGCGACACTGACCTTTCGAACTACGAGGGCGTACAGGTCTACCACGCCGGCTACAGCCAGATGCCGGAGCAGGACATTCCGCTCTACAGCAACGCTGACACCATCGACGGGGCAGAGCTGGAGAAGACCAAGGCATGGGTGGAGCGCACGACGAGCGCCGACACCGTGCGCATCCAGATCAACCTTGAATACGTGCTGGGCGGCATGGGGGGTGGTGGGAAGGGCTACGACGTCTACGAGACCATCGAGGCCCAGTATCGGGCCGTCGGCACCACCGCGTGGTTGCCGCTGGTAACCCAGCGATTCAAGTCCAAGAAGATGGACGCCAAGCGCGCCACGATGTCGCGCGACGTTGCGCGAGGGCAATACGACGTGCGCGTCCGGATGCTGGGCGAGGGCAACTACAGCGGCGGTAACACGCACCACAACGATTTCCAGTGGACGACGCTGACCAGTGTTCAGGCTGATGATGCCGACTACACGGGCATTTCGCGCACCGGCGTTCGGATCAAGGCCACCGGCCAGCTCAATGGCTCGCCGGACGAACTGCGCGCGATCGGCCATGCCGACCCGATCCCGGTCTGGACCGGTACCGCTTGGGAGACGCAGGAGACCAGCAACCCGGGCGCGCAGATCCTCGCCTATGCCCGCGGCATGGTCCGTGGGGGCCGGCTGCTGGGTGGCATGGCCCTGTCGGACGCGCAGATCGACATCGAGTCCCTGAAGGCCTTCTCGCTGCACTGCGCGGCCAACGGCTACAGCTACGACTTCCTGATCAAGGATGCACGCAACCACGACCAGGTCTTGGCCGCGATCGCGCTGGCTGGCTTCGGGCAGATCACCTGGGCCGGTGGACGGCTGGGCGTCGTGTGGGCAGCGCAGGAGCAGCCGCTGTCCGGAGTGGTCAACATGGCCACGATAAAGAAGGGCCAGTTCCAGGTCGACTACACGCTCACCAACGCCGCCGATGGCATCGAGTACACCTACGTCGACGGCACCACGTGGGAAACCAAGACGATCAGGGTGCCGGCGCCGGGCGTGACGACCATGCTTAACCCGGCGCAGGTCACGGGCGAGGGTGTCACCACTGAGGAGCACGCCGCGCGCCTGGCCCGCTGGCACTTGGCCCAGTCGCTGTACCAGTACAAGGACATCAGCTTCAGCACTGACATCGAGCACCTGAGCTTCCAGCGCCTGTCGGTGCTGGCCATGCAGCACGACATGACCCAGTGGGGGTTCGGTGGCCGGGTCCGCGCGGCCCTTGTGGATGGCGAACCACCGCCGTTCCGTGACGTGGAGGTCGAGAAGGTCCGATTCGTCGGTGGCCAGCCGCAGGTGTTCACCCAGATTGAGCGAGTAGCTTTCGTCCCGGCCGGGAGTACAGTGTCGCTCGTCCTAGATGAGCCTGTCCCTGCGCCCAGCACCAGCAGTGCTTATATCGGCCTGCGCATCCCAGGCGAGCGCGTCTACCGGGTGCTCCGGGTCAAGCCTTTCGCTGGCCAGACCGACACCATCGATCTGCTGGAAGCCTGGCCGACCGATGCCGCGCTGCCGGGCAGTGCCGCCGGCAATCCTGCCCACGACACCCTCTGGATCTACGACTTCAAGCAGACCCCGGGCCTGCGCGTGCGCGTCGTTTCGGTGGAGCCGGAGAGCGACCTAAAGGGCGCCAGTGTGCGCGTGGTGGCCGAGGGGCCGGAGTTCTGGAACTACGTCCTCACGGGCAACTACGTCCCGTCCCCGGGCGGCTCGCAGCTGCAGACGCGTCCGATCGCCTCGAACCTGTCGATCACCGAGCAGCAGATCGTTCAGGGCGACACTGTGTTCACGGAGCTGACGGCCACGTTCGATATCACCGGTCCCGTCGGTAATGTCCTTGTGCTGGCGGCCGGATCGGACCAGGAGCTGCTGGAGGTCGCGCAGACCCAGACGCGCACGGCAACGTGGCGCATCCCGCAGGCTGACGTCTACAGCATCGTTGTGCGGCCCTTCGCGCCCGACGGCACCGCCGGCGTGGCCGTATCGCTCACCTATGCAACCGTCGGCGCCGACGTGCCACCGGTCCTTGTTGATCTGTTCGACGTGCAGGAACGCAGCGGTGGTGTGCGCCTGTACACCTGGGGCTGGCTGGCGGAGACCATGCGCTCGGCGGACTTCGCCGGCGTGGAGATCCGCTATACCGCTGGAACGATAGCCGCGCCTGTCTGGGAGGAAATGACGCCGGTCGGCGACAGCGGGTTCCACACCGCGGCTTTCGAAGCGGTGGTTCCGGCATCCGGGGATTGGACCTTCGCATGCCGCAGCCGCAACACCTCCAGCGAACTGTCGGCAGCGATGCAGATTGTTCATCGCACCTTGGGAAAGAACCTGGGCCAGACGCTGGACGAGATCACGCAGGAGCAGACTGCGCAGCAGCAGAAGGTTGATGCTGCCAATGCTGCCGCACTTCTTGCCGAGCTCAAAGCCGGCAAGGCCTTGGCCTTGATGGGCGAGGAGTACGACCCGGCGCGCGGCTATGTGGCCGGTGATGTGGTGTACCTGGACGGCAAGATGTATCGCGCGTTGCAGGATGTTGCAGAGGACACCCCGCCGCCCAATGCGACGTACTGGCAGAGCGTTGGCACGGTCACGGAAGCGCAGTCCGGAACATCAAAAGCACTGAGCCAGTTGCGTGTTGATGTTGATGCGCAGGGTAATGAGTTTGCTGCGGCGATTATACAGGTGGGTAACGATGCGGCATCGGCAACAGAAGCCCTTAGGGTCACGATCCCAGTAGCTGGAAACATTGTCAGGAAATCTAACTTCGACGATGGATCGTCGGGGGCGTGGCTCAACGCAACGACAGGGACGCCCCCGGCGACGGGGTGGGGAAGCGTGTCGCCTGATATGCCGGGCGGGAAAATGCTAGTGGTTCACGAGCCGGGAGCGTTCGCAGGTGCAATCGAAGACGTCCGCACCGATGTGACCCCCGGTGACGTGATCGATTTTAGCGCGTACGTGTTCTCTACTACCTCCGCATCCGGCGGTTTCGGTTTCAGGCACTACACCCGGAGCGGAGCTAGAAATCACCAGTTCTTTCAGGTCACTGCTCCCGGTGAGTGGCAGAAGATCACAAGCACCTTCACCGTTCCGGAGGACATCATCTCCATCATGCCGTTTGTTTACCATCCTGGTGAAGGCACGCAGATATGGATGATCGATCCGCGTATTAGTTTGCGCTCAAGAATTGAGAAGGTAGCGAGCGCCGCGCATACGGTTGCAATGGATGTTAATGGGAGGATAAGCGGCACAATTAATGAAAACGACGGCAAGCGGAGCAGTTTCTCCATCCTTGCTGATGTCTTCCGCGTCATCACGGGTGGGGCCGCGAGCGGTATGGAGTGGCAGGCAAACTACATCCGCATCTACGGCAACGGGTATCAGCTCGTCATGGGCACTGGCTTCGGCTCGCAAGGGAACCTTGTACAGTGGTTCGGGGCCAATGTTGGCGCAGCCAATTGCACCACGGCGAACTGCGTTGAATGCAAGACCACGGCAGGCCAAACCATCATCCGTGGAACCAGCACTCAAGGGCGGATGGAGATCATGAACACCTCGATCACCATCTATGACGCCAACGACCGACGGCGCTTCGCGGCAGGGCTGGGCATCTAATGGCTACAGGGGTGAAGCTGTGGGATACCAACGGAAACATCGTGTTGGACACTGCCGACAGGGTCGCCGGCGGCACTGTGCTGTTGAACACCGGCAAGACGAATGGGTCGTACACCGCGACGCCAAAGGCCGGGCAAACGGTCGAGTTTGTCTACAACATGCCGGGCTCCTGGAGCCCGGCGGGAAACGCTAGTCCTTGGCCCACAATCGCAATTTCTGGCAACCGCATAACGTGGTCTTTCAATTCGGCGGTTGTGGAAGTGCGCAGGTTTGCGATTGACATCATGGTGGTGACCTACTGATGGCTGTTGGAATCTACGCAGAGAACGACGACGGTGTGGTTGTGCTGGACGACAGCCGCAACGTTGTCGTCGTGTTGGCGAAGAATAGTGCGCCGGCAGGAACCTTGTTTGTCGCGCAAGGTGACGGGGCATCCTATGCGTTCGGGTTGCCCCAAGGTGAGTCGAACTGGGGCGTCAAGACGTGGTCGGAAACAGGTGAGCTTTTGTTCGATGCGATAGCCTACGGCCGTATGGCTCGACCTGTTGCAGCGATGGTTGGGAACATTTCCAACGTGCTTGAAGACACGGTTACGCAGCAGTTCACTGCTGGCCGCTCGTATGCGGTGTGGATCATCCAGCCGGTATCCGCGATTCTGGTGCGCAACGAGAGCTTCAACGTCGGCGGCTCACTCAATTACGTCTACTACCTGGATGACCAAGAGATTTTTGCCACGGTGGCGGGAAACACGGTCTCAGTTACTGCCAGGCGTACTCGTTCGACCGTAGCAAGCCCGTCGTCTGCTGTCCCGTATGACACGGCCGGTAAGACGACGTGGCGTGCCCTTGTTCTCGACGTGACCAATTTTTGAGGATCAGAACCATGGAGCCGGAAGTGCGAATTACTGAAACGGGCGACGTTGAGCGCGTGTACGACGCCAGCAATAGGGATGTGCTGGTGTGCCGTCGGGCGGAAATCTTCTTCACGCCGAACGACGACGGGACGCCGAGCACCGCTGGCAAGGTGATCTGGCACACCGAGTGGTGGAGCTACATCGGCTCGTTCAAGCGCGGCGAGGTTCTGGGCCCGCAGCTGGAGAACAGCATCGATGAGGTGCTGGGGAACAGCTACGACGTGGGCCTGCCCGAGCCGCTGGCCGCTCCGGTGATCGTCGCCGGGATCAAGGCTGCCTACGTCCAGCGGGCGGCGCAGCACTTCGGGATCGGCGCGGCGCCGGAGCCGCTTCCTGACCCCGTGCCCGAGGGCAGCGGTCAGACCTTGCCGTGAAGCGACGCCTCGGGCTGGACGCCCATGCAGAGGCTATCGGCGATAGCTTTCTTTCAGGTGTTCGAGCTGATCGGCAGCACCCATCATGCTGGTGATTCGGTCTAGCACTGCCTCAATCCCGTTCCGGCGTTCCTGCTCGTCGGATGTGCCCGCAGCTTCCTTTAGTGCGCGCCTCGTCAGGATTGCCAAGGCCCTCAGCTTTTCGAGGCGTTTCGTGTGGGTCCAAGAGTGATTCAGACTTGTCATTTCAAGAGCTAGATCGTCGAGATCTGCTCTCGCGTCGTCGTTGGTCATGGCTACGGCCTCAAGCGCTAGATGCGCTGATCTCGCACCACCATATGCCCTTTTCTTGTGAGTTGTGTGCTCGATGTGGCTCATGTGCGTTTGGCGTAGAGATCGGCCGGGCTTTTTCTTTACCGTTCAGTGCCGAAACTTCTGAGGGATGACAGGAGCGTTCAGGCGCTTGTTCGGGAATGTTCGCGACGTGCAGGGGAGTTGTGGTTGTTATCGAAGAAGTTGCGCTCGCCTTCAAGTACTTGGATTCCGTGGCATCGAATGCGCGGCATGATCATGCCCGGCGGATGGGACAGGCTGGTAACAATTGCGAGTGCATTGTGTCGCTGCGGCAATCGCGCCGTTGTACGAGGAATGGGTATGAACACACCCCCGCAGGGCTCCAGTCCGAACGTCAAGCCCGAATCGCAGAAGGAGGGTGGATCGACGACCAATCCGCCCACACCAGGTGATAAGGACGGAAAGCAGGCAGATCCTGCGCAACAGGTACCGCAGTTTGAGCCGGTCAAGGAAGGAAACGAGGAGCGCAAGGCCGCAAACGATGGTTGAGCTGGCGGCGTGATGGTGCGCTCAAGCTGTGAATGCAGAAAGCCCGGCCAGGAGCCGGGCTTTTTTTGATCAACTCACAACCAAGGTCCAAGGTATATCCGAGTTCTTGTACTTGAACCGGAACCCGTCGAAATCCACTTGGCTTGCGATCTCTCCATTCGCGTCAATCAGCGTCTTCATCTCGATCTCTGAAGCCAGTGGATGCACGATGCGGATGCCATCGGTGGCGCCAGATCGGAGGCGTACATGCTCGCTCGACAGAATCTTCACCGGGCGGCGTTCTTGGCCCGGCCCTTCCAGAAACATGGCAACAGATCCCATGGTGCTAGCTCCACAAATAGTTGATATGAAAGTCCCTCCGGGCTGCGCTCGGAGATCGGGCGGGATCATTGGGTTTCTCGAATGAAAATTTCGTCAAGCGCGCCGATTCGCGCTCGCATTTAGCTAGACGAATAGGGCACGGTCAGTCGCGCCCATGCGTTGGGCCACTCGAGCCATTTCGTTTGCGACCTTGATGCGCGAGTCCCCCGTGCGGCTTCTCGCTGTGGCCTGCAGCTCCTGGTAGACCTGCCAGAACTCAGGGCCGCTTCCATGGGCTTTGTAGGCTGCGTGCAGCCTCATCCACTCCTCGTCGGTCAGGTATTGCGCGCTGTATCCCATTGCGATCCTCCCGGCTTCCTGCCCCCTGCGTCATGACCATATGTCGCGCATTGTTGCTGCCAAGTTAACTGGCGTCATCGAAAGGTAAAAGTGTGATGCGCGGCTCGATGTGCGTGGTGAGTGCGTGATTGCTCGGTGCGGGTGTAACGACCTCCCTTTACCCAATACGGCTGCATTCTCGGCCTACCAGCTGGCGTGCCCATACAGGCTCCCCGCTTCCTCCTCGCGGACGTCTGTATGGGGCGCTAGTTGGACTTCTTGCATCGGAGCAGCGCATGGCTACGACATCCAACAAGCACGTGCACGGTTCCCCGGACAGGCGCGCCGATAAGCCCGACGCGGGCCCTGAGCGGGGCAACTGGCGCGACCAGGAGCTGACCGACAACGATGATCAGCACCGGCAGGAGGACAAACTGCGCGGGGCAGGGCACGTGGACAAGGGGCCGTCCGCTTGCAACCCGAAGGGGCGGCGCTAGTCGCCGCCGCAGTGCCAGTCCAAGCCCGTGAGACGGCCCTGCATATCCTCTCCGGCAATGACCGAGTACCGCCGCCACCCTGACCTTGGCCCCGAGTTTGTCTGGGGGCCACGCACCAGCTTCGACACACTGCCAACGGCGCTGAAGCTGCACGGCGAGATCCTGGTGTCGATGCTCGATGGGGTGCACGGCCAGTGGACGGCCAGGTTGCACCTGGAGGACGGGCTCCACGCACCTCTGATTCTGCGCCGCTGCACGGACTTCAACTCCGGCCGGCACGGCGCCGAGCGGTGGGTGCTGCGGCATGAGGAGGCGCTGCGGGACAAGGTCGCCCGGAAGCTGCAGTGGATTCAAGAACACGTGGCCCAGCATCCGGCGAGCAGGGCCGCAGGCGGCATGCTGCTGGGTAGGTAGGAAGTCGGAGGTTACCGCCCCGGTTGAAGTCCTTTTCACCGGTGGGCGGCAGGATCAAGGATTGAGATCCACAACCTCGACCTGTTCGAACAGCAGCGGGCGCACCAAGATCTTGTAGCCGTCCCTGTCGAAGCCGGGGTCTGGAGTGACCAGTCGCCTGGCCGCGGCCTTGTTGCCTGCGCTTCCCAGATAGGCCCAGTTCCGCACCACGTGGATCTGTCGCAGGTGTTCGGTGCGCTCAACAATCCCGATCGCACCGCGGAACGGCCAGGCCTGCACGTGGCGGTCCACCAGGGCAGCCAGGAGACGGTGCCGGTGGGCGTCTTCCGACTCCTCGCCGCAGCACACCCCGCTGCAGCGCTTCAGCGAATACCGGAAGCAGGCCCTGCCTTGGGGCAGCTTCTCTATCCCCAGCACGCCGTAGCAGAGGAGGTGGTTGTCGGCGAGCTCGCGCAGTGTCTCGATCGCCGCGTGGCGGCTGGGGAATAGCCCGTAGCTCGGTTGGTCGCCGGCATCGTGGACATTGACGATTGCAATCTGGCCGCGATCGATGGTGATGGTGCACAACCGCCGATTACGGCGCAGTCGCTTGTTGAACAGCGGCTGCTGGAGCTTTACCTGCTGGGCCTCCAAGAGCTGCGCCCCGATGTCGCCGGCCGTGCGGGTGAAAGAAAACCGATGGGTCAGGGAGGTGAGCCGGACCTCACCGGGGGCGCGCAGGTGATCAAGTACCCGGCGCCGAATGTGCACGCTCTTCCCGATGTAGAGCGGGGCATCATCGCTTCCATGGAACGTGTACACCCCGGGCGCATCGGGAAGGCTGCGGGCCAGGGTATGAAGATCGGGGCGCATTTCCATCGCGGCGCACGATACCTGCCGGCTGCCGGGGTTGCAGCTGTCAGGCGTTCACGTTTGTGGCGCCGACCGGCAACTCTGCATTCAGCGGACAACCAAGGCCCAATAGGGACCCCTCTCCTCGTAACGATAGAGGAAGCCTTCGACGTCTGCCTGAACGGCGACGCGCCCCTCGGAATCAATGACGCGGCCAATGCCTCGGAGTTCTTTCCTTGGGGGAGAGAACTGGGAGGTCTCCTTGATCATCCTCCCCAGCTCGGGCTCCAAGGTCGCGACCGGGCGAAGCTCGCCACCTGGCCCCTGCAGAAACATTTCGATCTGCTCCACTGCTGGTCTCCTACGGTTGTGCCGGGCGGAAAATAGTGGGCGGCGCGTGAAGACCCGGTTGCTGATCATCGCACGCCGTTGACGCCACGGCGGCAGCCGGGATGAACCGGCCGGGCCGGATCAGCGGATGAGACGATGAGGGCATGCACCCTATCGACCTGTAACCTATTGATCCATATAGGTAGGAAATCGGGCTTTCGGGCCTGTCCGCAGAGGGCCAGTTCCCTATATATATGAGTAGCTTAGGCGGATCAGCGCCGATGCCTGGGGGGCAGAGGGTCGTCGGTTCGAATCCGGCCGTCCCGACCAATTACTGCGATCAAGATCAAGGGCTCGCAC